TCAGTACGCTAGGAATTCTCAAAGGTACGACTTCTCAAGATTTGATTTTGAAACTGTCTCAGACTTAGCTGGTAAACTTTATAATTCAGGTAGGATTCACCAACCTAGGCTGTATTCAGATGGTCAGTATTTACCTATTACCTTTGCTTTTCAAGACCTTTGGTTAGAAGTAGTGCCAACCAATACAAACTCTTCACCCGCAGTACTAGATGCGTATGAAAAATATAAAATGCTAGCCACACTAACTCAATGACGGATATTGATTTTACAACTTGGTTTAGTACTAGGGAAGTTTCTTTCAAACCTCCACATTTCGTTACGACTAGTACCCATGTTACCGAAGAATCTAAATTTTGGATTCTTAATAACCTTCGAGGTAGGTTCGCATTAATTGAAGCTAGTGATTATATAACAAGAAATAAGAAATTTGTTCCTGCATTTGAAGACCCTAAAGAAGCAATTCTTTATGAGTTGGCTTGGTCTTGATAAATTTTTACTGTACAGTAAAAATCAATTAAATAATCACATAATCAAGGAGAATATGATATGAGTTTTTTAAGACATGTTGGAAAACATGGTGATCGTAAGGTTGCAGTAATCTTCCGCGAAGTACCCGGTGAATCACATATGTGTTTAGTCACATATACAGAAACGTTGAATATGCATATTCATGATCCACTTATTAAATGTATTGAAAGTGATATTGGACAGAATAGCCAAAATTTAGCTGATGCATTACATCGTACCTATACCAAAGATGGTAAACCTATTTTGCAAACTCTTCACCTTGAAGGACAATTGAAAAAGGTTCAAACTGCTCAAATTGTAATGACTCCTCAACCTAATACTCAGATTAGACTAGATGAATTGAATAAGATTTTGGATGAAATGCAACAGGGTGAAGAGGCTGTAAAACGATTAGCTGAAATGGATAAGAGCATGGGAATGCAAACCAAGTCTGAAGTTATCAGAAAGATGCGCGGACCACAAAATCCACCTGTTCAACCAAGCGGTGATGCATTAGGTGATCAACAATTAGCTAAACAGCGATTGGATCAAGCAATTAAGATGGAAAGTGAAGCACAAGGCCTTATGACTGAAGCAAAACGTTTAAAGGCAGAAGCAAGGTCACTTGATCCTAATGTATCACCTACTGGAGAAGCATCGATTGTGGTAGAGACCCCAGCACCAAAAGTAAAAAAACCACGAGCCACTAAAGTTGTTGCATAATGTCACCTGAATTTTTAGAAAAATGGGAACACATCCTTGAAGATGTGGAAAAACAAAAAATTCCTATTGGTTTTATTAAAAAAGTAGTAATTAAGTTAATAGGGAAGAAACAGCAAACTCTGAATATTGAGAAATTTTTAAATCAAGGTTTAGAACCAGAACAAGTAGAAGATTTGGTTAATAAAAGATTAACTGAATTAGATGATTTGGTAACCAGCGTAGAATTTATTCTGAATGTTCAAAGTATTGCCGATACAGTTCAACCTGAAACTGATAGATTACTTAACGGCCTATGAATTTGATTGTGGCTTGTGATCCAAAAGGTGGCATAGGTTACAAAAACAAATTACCTTGGAGTAAAATCGAAGGTGATTTGCCACGCTTCAAGCGATTAACACAAGATAAAACTATAGTCATGGGCCGTAATACTTGGGATAGTCTTCCAATGAAACCGTTACCCAATAGGTACAATGTAGTAATAACTTCAAGACCGCTTGAAGTACCTGATTCTGTTAAAGTAATTACTAAGTTAGATGACTTTAAGTACTTACATGATCCTTGGATAATGGGCGGCGCTAATTTGATTAAATCCTGCTGGGAACAAATTACTAAAGTTCATTTGACTACTACCTTTGTTGAATATGCCTGCGATACTTTTATAGACTTAAGAAAATTACATAGCGAGTTTAGAATTTTACATGAAGAGGTCCATAGTGACCATGCATATGAAATTTGGGAACGAGATTACCCTGACTATTGGAAATAAATGTGCAAATATATCTAGATTTACTTAAAGACATACTAGAGAACGGTGAAGATAAAGATGATAGGACTGGTGTAGGTACGGTATCGGTTTTTGGAAGACAATTGCGATTTGATTTACGCAAAGGATTTCCTGCCGTTACTACTAAAAAACTATCTTGGAAAGCCTGTGTTGGTGAATTATTGTGGTTTATTGAAGGTAGCGGAGACGAACGTAGATTGGCTGAAATTACACATGGTAGTAAAGACGGTGCAGTTACTATTTGGACTCCGAATGCATTGTCAAGTTATTGGAAACCTAAAGCCAAGTTTGAAGGTGATTTGGGCAGAGTATATGGTGTACAGTGGCGAGAGTGGAAACATAATACTCTTAAATCATCTAAACATCATGTTCAGCACAGTAAATCTGACTACACTCATTATGATTCAACCGTAATGGAAAGGTCAATTGACCAATTAACAAACTTACTAGAAGGATTAAAAGCAGATCCCGATGGTCGCAGGCATATTCTTAGTGCATGGAATGTTGGTGAATTAGATCAAATGGCATTACCACCTTGTCATGTTATGAGTCAATTCTATGTAAACAAAACCCGTGAATTGAGTTGTCATATGTATCAGAGGTCAGTGGATGTTTTCTTGGGTCTCCCATTTAATATTGCTAGTTATGCTTTACTGACTCATTTGATTGCCCATCATTGTGGGTACAATGTTGGTGAATTAATTATCAGTACTGGTGATACTCATATCTATAAAAACCATGTTGAACAGGTTAAAGAACAATTATCCCGTGATCTATTACCCCTACCTACATTAATGCTACCCGTAGAAAAAAAAGATATTTTTTCAATGACTATGAATGATATTCACTTAGAAGGATATACCAGTCATGGTCCAATCAAAGCGGAAATGGCGGTATGAAAGACTATATTGAAACTAGAGTTCATACCTTCAGTATAGGTGATGTTGATGATCCTGATATCTATGCTTCTCAGCCTCTTTGGGAATTTCAACAGACGGAAAAAGGCAAGTGGATTATGGATAATGCCATAGAGCAACCAACTTGGCACAGGTTCGTTGATAATGTGCGTTTTGGTTACATTTATGCTGTTACAGCTAAATTGCCTAAAGAAAAATATACATTTTTTAAACTTAAGTTTGACTAAATGATTTAAACAGATAAATACAGGTATGTGGATCTTATCTGTTTTACCTGACTACGCTATACACGGATTATTGACTGTTGGTGTTACTGGCGTAATATTAGGCTTTGTGCTAGGGTTTATACCATTTGTTGGTAAATATAAACTACCCATTCAAATTATTAGTATATTAGTACTAACTCTTGCCTTATACTTAGAAGGCGGGTTAGAAAATGAACGACTATGGCAGATGAAAGTAAAAGAAGTTGAAGCCAAAGTTGCTGTATCTGAAACCAAAGCGGTAGAAAAAACTGTAGAAATACAAGAAAAGATTGTAAACAAAACCAAAGTTATTAAACAAAAGGGTGATGATATAATAAAATATATTGATAAAGAAATTGTTAAAAAAGAAGAGATTATCAAATATATAGAAAATTGCCCAGTGCCACAAGAAATAATTGAACAACATAATAAGATTGTAAACTTATCCAATCAATCCTCAGGAGAGAAAAAATGAGGACGTTAATACCAGTAGTATTATTGTTATCTGCTTGTGCCACTACACCTGTTCCAATAGAGCGTAAATTTCCTCCATATCCTAAAGCATTGTCAGAAAAATGCGAACCGTTGAAACCAATTGAACCTACTGATAAAGTGCCTATTACAGACATGTTAAAAACAGTAGTAGAAAACTATGTAACATACTATAATTGTGCAACCAAAGTTGAAGGTTGGCAAGAATGGTACACCGAACAGAAAAAAATCTTTGAAAGTGTAAATCAAAAATAACTCATAAATACATTATGAGGTTATGAAAATATGTCTACACAAGAAATCATTAACATAGGTGCGTCACCTAATGACGGTCAAGGTGATCCGTTACGTACAGCGTTTGCAAAGATAAACAATAATTTTACCAGTTTATTTAATACTACTTTTAGTACGTCTACCGCATTTTCAGTGGGTAATACAGCAAATCAAGTAATATATACCGCTCCTGTTGACACTTTTACGCAGGCTATGCTTCAAATCAGATCAAGTAATCCATTAACATCAGATAGCCAAGACATTACGCTTTCAGCACAGATTACAAATGATAATGCTAGTGTAAGATTCACTGGATATGGTACTACCATTAATGGAAATGCAATTACTAACTATAACATGGATGTGTTTGATTCTAATGTTCGTGTTTTAGTCAATCCTATTGGAAACGCTACTTTACTACATTTTATCTCTTCTCAGGTTACTTTTATTGGTGTTGATATCCCTGGTCTAAATCTACAGCTAGATGGTTACGTAGAAGGATATGACATGTCTACAGAAAATGAATTGTTTATAACTACAGAGCAAGCATGAGAGCACATGAATTCATTGCTGAGAGTTTACAAGAAAAATTAGTACCTGCTCAAGCAGGTGCTCTTCCTGCCACTTATATAATTCCTGAATTACCAAATCAAGATCCTTACCTACAGTACCGATTTTCAGTAGCAATTGCAGGTGCAAAAGGCGCTGAAAAACGTAAACAAGATGGTGTTAGCAGTATGTCTAGAGAAGGACCATTTGGTGAAAGCGAAATTGTAGTATCATATGGCCATGATGTAGGGCCTTACATTGATGATGCACTTAAAGCTATGGGTATGAAAGGTAAAAAGAGGGTAAGTACACCCAAAAGTGAAGAAACTAGCGATGTTACCAAAACTAGCCCAATGAAGCCATTTAAGGGTTACAAAAGGTGAGAGCAAAAGAATTCATTACTGAAAGAAATTTGTTCATTATCCCTGATTTAACTTCAGGAGATCCTTATCAAATTTATAGATTTGGGGTCGCTATCGCTAGAGCTAGAAGTGAGGAAGGTGATTGGGATAAAGTTAGGGATGGTCAGAAAAGAAATGATGGTGAGTTTTCAGGGGAAAGTCCTTTTAGTGAAAATGCTATAGTGTCAACACAGTATGAAGATGGATCAATAATAAATAAAGCATTAGGATATATTAATATTCCTGGTGGAAAAAAAGCAGTGCCAATGTCATCTGGGTATGAATTTTCACCTGAAAATAAGCCTAGCCCAATAAAACCGTTTAAAGGATATGCAAGATGAGAGCAACAGAATTTATATTTGAAGCTACAGCAGACGATGGATCGCATGGTAAGAAAAAAGGTAAATTGCATTCAGATGCAAAATCGGTTATGGGCATGATTCATAGAGTAGCCGGTACTGCTGATAGAACTTATGATTTAAATCGTGCTATGATGGCAGTTGCAAGTTCAAATGGAAAAGCATTTAGTCATGAACCAACTGGAGAAAGTTGGGTTGGTAGAAGTAATATGGCTGCTCCTTACACTAAAGAAGAGCATGATATGTTGCACCATGCTTATACTTCTATCGGTACCCCAGTTCAATCAGCAACAGATGATGACAGAAGAGAACCGGACTTTATTAATAAAGTAAGCCCACATA